GTGGAACGGCAGAAACGGGAGGGCACGGCATGAAGGGCTCGGAGGTGTGGGCCTTCATGGGCGGAGTGCTGGCAGCCATGATCATCGGCATGGTGGCCGACGCGCTGACCGCTCCGAGAGGCGACAGCAAAGCGGACACGGTGCTGCAGTGGCGCACGCGCTACGTGCCACAGCCAGCCGAGACCATCCGCGTGGTGGAACCGGGCGAGGTGGACACACAGTACGTGGTGCGTGAATACTTCACGAAGAAGGTGTATCGCGACACCATTATGCAGAACGACACGGTGCAGCTGGTGGTGCGCGACACGGTATACGAGAATGCCCTGGGCGAGCGCGAGGTGAGCCTGAAGGTGAACACGGAACTGTTCCGCAAGCACCATGCCGTAGGGCTGATGGGTGCCATGGGGCGCCACCAGGCCGACCTGATGGGTACCTACCGACGAGACCGGTGGACGGTGGCCGCGGGGTGGGACTTCGCCCAGGGCGGTCCGCTGATAGGGCTGGGGTACACAATAAAGGAATGGTAAAAACCCCTCCCCCTACCCCTCCCGAGGGAGGGGAGCAAAATCGTGAAATCGTGAAATAGTAAAATAGTCAAATAGATAGTGTCAACAATCAACAATATGTCGGCCAAGATGTTCGCGCCGCAGTGCAACAACATCTACATAGCAGCCGCAGCGGACGTGTCGGTGAGGGTACAGATATTCACCGCCGACAACGTGGGCCGCTACGACCAGACCTCGACCTATACGCCGGTTGACGGACGGGTGGAGCTGGGCGACCTGGGCGACCTGGTGAACAAGTGCATACTGCTGCAAACCGAGATGCAGCAGCTGACGGGCGCCGTGCAGCGCTTCCCCTACGCCACACTGATTATCAGCATCGAGGCCGAGGAACTGAGCTCCAGTTCGATGGTGTACTACTGCACGGCGGGCAATGCCTCGGATCCGTCGCAGTTCCTGCTGTTCCCCACCCAGAACCGCCGGCGCACGGTGTACCCTGACCAGGTGAACTGTCCGGTGTGGATACCGCGACTGGGCAGCACGGTGCCCACCGTGACGCTGAAGGCTACCTATGTGGCCAACGGTCAGCAGCAGACGGCCACCACCAACATAGGCAGCACCGCAGGCTATACCGACAGATACCTGCTGGTGGACTGCTCGCCGGCAGCCGTCGACCAGTTGCTGCTGCCTCAGGGAGCGGTGCTGTGCGAGTATGAGATACTGATGGCTGTATCAGGGACGGTGTATGATGCGGTGCAGTTCAAGGTGGACCGCCGCCACTGGCCCCAGCTGACGGAGATGGTGTTCATGAACGTGTTCGGACTGCCCGAGGCGGTGATGCTGCGCGGCCGAGAGGAAGAGACGCACGAGCTGAGCGCCGAGTTCGGCTACAGCGGATGGAAGATGGTAAGGATGGACGACGACGTGACGCGCGACCTGACCGTGAACACGGGCTGGCTGACGAAGGCCGAGCGCCGGCAGTATGGCGAACTGTACCGCTCGCCGCTCACCGGACGGCAGGAGCAGCTGGGACTGCGCCGAATAGTGGTGCGCGAGATTGAGGTGGCCTACCTGACACCCACCAACGAGCCGGCCTCGTTCGACGTGACCTACCGCTATGCCGACCGCCGACAGGAATGGATGGCCGACCTGGACGCCAACACCGCCGGGCACAACATCTTCGACTCGACGTTCTCGATCGCCTTCGACTGATAATCGTCAAATTGTAAAATCGTCAAATCGTCAAATCGAAATGACCTTAGAATACTTAGAAATACAAGAAATGGCAATGAAGGAACGACAGCCCATGACGGCCACGCAGATGCTCGACGAACTGGACGTGCGCACCACGCCCGACGGACGGAAGCGCATCTTCTCGATGAAGTTCTGCACCAAGGAGGGCAAGCTGCACTATTTCCCGCAGGTGTACATAACGGGCGTGAACAACATGGACATGAAGGCAGCCCGATATCGCGGCGTGCAGCCCTGCTGCACACAGGGCAACCCCGAAGGTCACCTGTTCCCGGTGAAGATAACCAATATCATCGAGCTGGACGGGCATCCGATAGACTGGAGTAACGGCTACACAGAAGACCCACCCCAGCCCTCTTCTCAGCAGGCATTGCCTCCGGCATCGCCAATCGTGAAATCGTGAAATCGTAAAATCGTAAAATAAGATCATGGAGATTATCTATAACAACGAAGGGACACCGCTGCTGATTCAGAGCAGCAGCATGTTTGCATCGACCATTGCCGACAAGGCCTCGATGGAAGAGCGGCGCCGCGTGCTGTTCCCCTACGACGACAACCACCGCGACTATACCTACGTGGACGGTAAGCGCGTGGTGAGCTGGGGAACGGACAACCACTTCCCCTACCATGCCATACGCACGGTGCGCGACACCACGGTGCTGAACACGGGACTGAAGTTCCTGTGGCGGCTGACGCTGGGCCAGGGCATCTTCCCCTGCACGGTGGAAGGCTTCGACGACGACGGCAACGAGGTGCTGCAGCCGGTTGACGACCAGGGCGTGAAGCGCTTCATATCGTCGCGCATGGTAAGGCGCTACATGGAGAAGGTGCTGCGCGACTACCTGAAAGTGGGCAACGGCGCCTGCCAGTTCGTGCCCAACCAGAGCGGCCAGCTCGTGGGCATCAATCCGCTGAACTGTCTGCAGTACCGCTACACCGAGCCCGACGACAAGGGCATGCAGCACTGTGTGGTGGCCGGATCGTGGAAACTCGCTCCCTCGACCGACTACTGGATGCTGCCGCTACTGCCCGACTACGACCCCGACACGGTGGCCCAGCTGATGAAGTTCACGGGCAAGGGCAAGTATGGCTTCGTCTACTCCGTCCGCGATGCCTGGAGCAACGAGGACGTGTATGGCGAGCCCATCTGGTGGGCAGCATGGGTGCTGGGCTGGATAGAGATAGCCCACATGATACCGAAGTTCCTGAAGAAGGCCTACGAGAACCAGACCACCTGGAAGTGGCATGTGCAGATACCCTACTCGTACTGGGACAAGAAGTTCCCTCCGGGCGACTTCAAGACACCGGCCGAGCGACAGGAGGCCATCAACAAGTATATGGACTCGGTGGAGCGCAACCTGCTGGGCGCCGAGAACGCCGAGAAGCCCATCTTCACGAACTATGCCGTGAACGAGTACAACGGCCGCATTGAAGAGGAGTGGAAGATAACGCCGCTCTCCAACAAGTACAACGCCGGGCAGGAGAACCTGGTCACCTCGTCGGCAGCCAACTCCGAGATACTGTTCTCGCTGATGGTGAACCCGAACGTGATGGGCTCGCAGATGCCCGGCGGCATCTATGCCGGCAATCAGGGAGGCTCGAACATCCGCGAGGCTTTCCTCGTGAACATCGCCAACGCATGGATTGACCGCCAGAACATCCTCGACCCCATCGAGCTCTACCTGAAGATGAACTACAAGAAAGAGGTGGAGCTGCGGTTCCGCAACACCATCCTGACCACCCTCGACACCGGCGCCGGCACCACCCACCGCCTGTCCTGAAATCGTGAAATCGTGAAATCGTAAAATCGTAAAATCATGTTATTTTCAAAGGAAAAATGGAACAACGGCAAGGAGATGGGCGCCTACGTGCCCACTTCGGCCTCACTGAGTTTCGAGAAGGTGGAATCGTCATTGCAGAGTGCCGACGACCTGTTTCTGACACCGCTGCTGGGCGACAGCCTGATGGCAGCGATAGAGGCCATCTACGGCAAGGAAGATGCCAGCCGCACGCCCGAAGAGCGCGTGCTGCTGACGCTGGCACAGCGGGCAGAGGCCAACCTGGCCTTCTTCTATAACTTCGACGCGCTGCAGCTGCGCATCACCGACCAGGGATTCCAGCGGCAGGGCTCCGACGACTGGCAGCAGGCCTACAAGTATCAGGAAGACCGGCTGCGCGACGGATTCCGCACGAAGGGATTCAACGCCATCGACGCGATGCTGGATTTCCTGGACGACCACCATGCCGAATTTTCCGACTACGAGAGTGCACCGGCATACACCAGCCGCCAGAAGGCCATCGTTCGGAATACCGACGAGGTGCAGCTGTGGGTGAACATCGGCCACTCGGCACTGATGTTCCTGCGCTTTGCAGCCGAGTTCGCCACCGTGGAAGAGACGGTGCTGCAGGCCACCATGGGCGACGCCTTCTACCAGCAGCTGCTGAAATGGCTCAACGGCGACGAGGAATACCCCGCCGGGGAATACGACCTGACGCTGGAGCAGCTGCGCCGACGATGCGGCCGGCTGGTGGTGACGGCCACCGCCGTCAGACTGTTGAAGAAGACCGGCACGCTGACCGACCGCGGCCTCTACTTCGAGAACGTGACGGCAGCAGCCGGAGAGAACCACACCCGCACCGCCGCCACCGACGCCCAGATAGGCGACCGCCTGGCCATCTACGAGCGTGACCAGCAGGCAGCCGAGGCCAACCTGCGCAATGTAATCAAGACATACTATCCCGTCTTCAGCGACGGCACCGATGGCCACATCGTCCGCGACAACGACCACCACGCCGCCTTCTTCGCAATGTGAATTGTGCTTCGCTAAACGATAAATCGTAAAATCGTGAAATCGTGAAATCGTAAAA